TATGACTATGACCTTGCATTTGATCGCCTTGAGTTGTTCCTTGAGTGCCGGTATAACCGATCGCTGAAATAGTTTGAGAGCCAGCGCCGCGAAGAAAAACGCCCTTGGCATTAGGTAGCGTGAAACTCGTGCCTGATCCACCATAAGTGTAAGCGATGGCCGCAAAGAGATTGGCTTGAGTCGTGGTGTTTTCAGTTGACCCATCGGCAGCAAGCCAGCCTGTTGGGCAAGTCGTGCCAGCAAAAGGCATCAACATGCCCGAAGGAAGCGCTTGAGCTAGAACGTAGCCCGTGCCAGTAGCTTGAACAAATTGACCTGACGGTGAAGGTACAGGGACAGGATTAGTTTCCGCGATCGTGATAGAGCCAGACGCGTTTGTCACCGTGATGTTTGATCCAGCGGTGATCGCAGCGGCAGTGTAGTTTGTTCCATTTCCTATAGGGATTTGACCATTAGCAGGTGTTGAATTTATTCCAAGCCCCCCTTGGCCAACAGCTGCCGTGCCTGAAATATCTGTGAACGCGGGTTGAGTCTGTGATGGAACGCCGCTTGTAGAAATGGCATTAATCCACTCATGCGACGTGCTTGCAAGTGATTCAACTCCGCCAAGAGACGTTGCTGTTGGGTTTGGGAGTTGGCTTGCTGCCACTAAGCCCGAAATATCCCTGAAAGCGGGTTGAGTTTGTGACGGGATACCACTTGTAGAAATAGCGTTGATCCATTCATGAGATGTACTTGCAAGTGATTCAATCCCGCCAAGAGAGGTCGCTGTTGGGTTTGGAAGTTGGCTTGCTGCCACTGATCCAGAAATATCCGTGAACGCTGGCTGAGTCGCTGAAGGAACACCGCTTGTCGAAATAGCGTTGATCCATTCATGAGATGTACTTGTAAGTGATTCAATCCCGCCGAGCGTACTCACTGACGGGTTTGGAAGAACACCGGCAAGCTGATTATAATTCACCTGGCTACAGTTTGCGACACCCGCTGCCGTGATGCCCGTAGAGTAATCACCACTTGTGCATTGAGCAGGTGAAGAAGCTAAAGCCGTTGCTGTGGCCGCGTTAGACGTGATCGAAGAAGCAAGATCAACTGTGGTTCTATTATTAACTGAAGAGTCTGAGATAGAAAAATTAGTGGTGAAGTTTAAGTTTGCTCTTTGAGTCTCGCCCGTAGCGTTGCTCTGTACGGTTTGATAAAAGATTGTGGGCGTGCCAGATAGTTGAGAGTAAGCCACTTGAGAACATGACAAGTTCCCACTCGCTGCAATCGCGTCAGCGTATTGGTTTGCTGAGCATCCCGTAGGGACAGCGGCAAGAGCTGTAGCTGTTGCAGCATTCCCGCTCGTGTTGGCCGCGTTGTTTGGGATATCACCGCTTGAAAGCGTGGTGCCTGACGTGACAAGACCTTTGGCATTGAACGTAACTTTAGGCGAAGTCCCTGCCGTTGCAACTGTTGCTAGGGTAACTGTTGCTGAGCCAGGTCCAGAAAAAGTAGCGTCACCCGTTCCGCCAGTGACATAGTTTCCAGCGGCTTGTTTTCCGTTGAAAGTAGTCCAATCCGCTGAAGCAAGACACCCGGCTTGTGAACCTGATGCCACATTACAGGTAACGGTTCCGGCCGTGTTCACCAGTGGTGACGAGAAGGTAAGAGCGGCTTGTTTTCCGTTAAAGGTGTTCCAATCGGCGGCATCTAAAAGCCCTGGCTGACTCGTGTTTGCCGTTTGAACATTCACCGTTACGTTTGGCCCAACAGTGGAGTTGGCACCGCTTCCAATAAAAACACCCGTAGTAGATGAACTGATGGTCCCTGGTGTGAGAGAACCCTGTTTGCTGTTGAAGGTGTTCCAATCGGTGCTATCTAAATACCCGTTGTGGGTTGTGTCTGCAACGTGCTGAGAGATGGTGGTGCCTGAACCAATGACGGCACCTGATCCGCTACCTACTGTGATGCCATCCGTACCACTATCAGTTAGGTTTCCAAACGTGAGAGCGCTTTGCTTTCCGTTGAAAGTAGTCCAATCCGCTGAAGCAAGACACCCGGCTTGTGAACCTGATGCCGATTGACAAGTGATGTTGGGAGTAGCACCACCTGAACTTGAAAGAGGGCTTGATGCCGTAACAGACGACACACCCTGAGAAAGAGTGTAGTAGCCAAGCACGCCTTCAGCATTAGTGCCGTAATATTGAGTGTCACCCGGTGTGGCAGAATCTCCCACCAAGGAAACATTTCCGGCAGTATTGACGAGAGAATCGATAAAGGTGAGCGGCGTTTGTTTTCCATTCAACTGAGCTTGCACATCACTCGTGACGTTTTGAATATACCCAAGCTCAGTCGTTGTGACGGGGCTTGAAACAACATCGCTACTTCCGTTGAGCACCATCACTCGGTTTGGAGTCCCGAAAGAAAGAGTCAATGTTGTATCGATGGTGCAAGAATTGACTTCAAACGCTTGCGCGGGTTGAGCTAGAAATAATGAGAGTAAAAGAAAAAGCATTTTAGGTTTCTCCTACAGGTGTCACGATCCAGCTCACCTCGCCTGAGAGCGCTCCGTTTGCGTTCGTGTTGATGATAAAACCTGTGGTTTCTTTGGATTGATAACTGAAGATCCGGGCATCTACACCACTAATCGCAATCGAGTAGTTCGTGTCTGGGAGTGCTGTTTCAAACGTGACTTGAGCGACAAGTGGAGTTCCTGAGAAACTTTCAGCTGAAACAAGTCCAGCTTTCACCGTAACGCTTTCTGATGCTGCAAGATTCGGTGATCCAGGTTCAGTGCAGATAGCTCTGAGATTGTTTCCGATGACTAGACCTATCGGCCTACCCACTTCACAATCCGTTTCAAAAACAGCGCCAGTCACATTCGAGTTCATTAAGCCCCCGAAAAGTCTTGAGGTTGAATGTTGAGGACTTGTTGAAGAAGGAAGATCGTTCTCGTCCCGCCGTTTGCAACTGTGGGTGTAAGAGTGACGTTGCTACTCACTACATCCGAGAAGCCCAAGGCCGCGATCGTGGATGTAAGAGTAAGCTCTGCCTCATCTTCCGACCCACTTACTTCAGCTTCAATCGGAATTCCAGCCCCTTCAATTTGAGTCGCAAGAGCATTGAAAACGTCTTCAGCCGTGTCACCGAGTTGTGCCACGTAGCTGAACAAAGCCCCGTTAAGTGTCGTGGAATAAGTGTTGTGGGTGACGGGTGGAGATTCGAGAGACAATGTATCTTCTTGAGCGACACCGTTCACTGTTGCGATCACTTGCAGGTTTTGATTGACCTGTGGAAGTGCTTGCATGTTTTGAGTGTCCACCGTCGTAAGATCAAATTGAATCTTACCCGCGCCAGGTGCCCCCACCACAGTAATCCCACCTGAGTTGGTGTAGGTCTTTTGGACTTGGGTGCCGCTAGGGCCGGGGAAAATACCCACGATCTCAGTGACACCCGTTAAATCAAAAGGCTCACCTGTTTGACCATAAAAAAGGCGGGTGAAAAAAGTTTTCACCGCTGACTGAACAATTTGAACTGTAGAGCAAAAACTAGATTCACCACATCCTTGATTCATAGACCCGCCTTTTTATAGCTTGATAACGTAGTATTGGCTGATGTTAGCCGGATAAGTTTGAGTTCCGATGCGTGGGGTGCCATTTGTCCCATCTGTTTGCGGATCGCCCATCACTGGTGCCGTGAACAGAGCAGCCCCACCCGTACTCGCGCCTGATCCACCAGCGTTTCCAGTCATGAAAGCCTGTGTCGCCGTGTGAATATGGCCCTGCATTTGATCGCCTTGAACGGCTGCCAAAGTCCCTGAGTAACTAATGCCGCTGATCGTTTGTGATCCAGCGCCACGAACGAAGATACCGGAATGGTTAGGCACATTGAAAGTTGTCGAGCCATCACCCACACCAAAGGTAGTGCCGATCACAGCAAACAAAGTCGCGTAGGTCGTTCTTGAAATAGCCGAGCCATCGCAAAGCTGCCATCCCGCTGGTGCTGTGTTTGTTGGCCACATCGTGATTTCACCTGATGGGCGAAATGCGGCTTGAATTTGAGCAAGCAGAGTTGCTGGTGTGGCGTTATCTAAAACGTTTGCACCTAAACAGTTTGCTATGTACTGAGCAATTTGAGACACAACGTAGGTGGCTTGTCTCAGAGCTTTGTTGTTCAGTGCTGATGAAGCTACACCGGATTGTTGGCCGATCGGAAGTTGGGCATTAGCGAGGTAGGAAGCTTGACTAAGAACATTGGCCCCTGAACCTGTTGCAAACGCGACGAAATCATTTTCAACTGACATATTTTTCTCCTTTATTTAAACTTCTTATATTTAAAGCGGTAACGGTTCTTTGAACGATAAAAGCCCCGTTACCGCTCAAACAGCTAGTCACATCCGTGTGTTCACTGTTTGAAACTTGTTTCCTCATGTCGGCGCCACAAAGTTGCCCCATGAGGCAACATCCCATCCGTTTAATGAAGTCGTGTCACAATCCCACGCAAAAAGAGGGTTTGTGTCAACTGGAATAACGTAATCAGTAATCTCAACACCTTCGGGACGTGGAACGAAATAACCGCCTGTGATGAGCGCTTGCGTGAGAGCATCGGGCACGGTGCCAGTAATTGCAGCGATAAACGACATGTTTTGGCCGTCAATGATGATGAGATTGTATTGAGGCAAAACTGTTTCCCAAATCTCATAAGCACCATTGGTTGTGCCATCCCAAGTGTTGATCGCGATCCGGGCTTGTATCAGAAGAAGATAAGTGTCGTCAGGCAACACGGTGACTTGCGTTTGATCGCCCTGCCACGTTCCTGAATCCCACCCGTTGAGATCCGTGCCATCCCAAGTGAAAAACACACCACCAATCGGAGTAGTGAGAATGCGGGAAACACCCACCCACTGACCAATAATATCAAGCTGATTTCCCACTGGTGAAAGATCCAAATCGAAGATCGCAATCATCGACTCAAGAAGAGTTTGGATTTGAACTAAAACACTAGTTACAGTGTTGATCGTCGCTTCAAAGTTGGGCTGCCCCACGTACTCTGAAGTGATGTAATCCAGATAGGTTTGAGTAGTGTTGATCATGTCACGAAACTCACATCACCCGCGATGCACGTCGCGAGCACGTTGAAATCAAGATCGATATCACTTGAGCCCAAACTACCACCCGTAAGTGTACCGCCAGAAACACTGATATTCGTGCTTGATTTTGCCAAGGTGAAAGTATCGCCTGTAGGCCCTGGCGTGTTGTACTGAACCTCAACGATTAAGCCCGTCGAATCAAGAGAGTAAGACGCGATGTTGATTGACGTGTTTGAAGACGCGCTTAAGAAAGCTTGGAGGTTCGCAGCCGTGATGAGATCCGTTCCGCCAATCTTGACTTGGCTTCCTGTTGGTGTCCCGCTCACAAACTCAATAGAAACCCCGTTGACTGTAACGGTATCTGCATTCGATGGGTTTCCAGTAAAGGTGATGTGTCCAGTTGCGCATTCTGCAATTTCAACGCTTTCAATGTTGAAAGTACCAGCGGCAGTCGAGCCAGGAACGTAAGCCACAACGATGATTTGAGTGATGACGATCGTCCCGCCGATTGGGAGACTTGAAATGTAGGCTGCAACAGCGGCGGCAATAATATCTTCGTTACTCGAAACCCACCCACCAAGAGGGGTGACGGTGACTTGAACGGCAATAGGTGCAAGTGTTGGCCTAAAGAAATTGATCGTGATCGGTACGCCCTTTGGATCGGTGAGCGGAACACTCGTTGTGCCGTAAGTCTGAGTCCCTGGCGTCTTGTAATCGAGAATAGTTTGAGCAATCGCGGTGTCGTCCCCACCTTCCACCACGAGAGAAATGCTGTGTGGTGGAAGACCGTTGTCATCTGTTGTCCCGGTGTCGTTCTCGTAAGGCGCTAAAGACGTAACACCCGACACGTTTGCAACAGCGCTGATCGTTGCATCAAAAACAGTTTGAGCAGGAATAGAAGTTGATACCACTTGGCGATTTCTGAGCGCTGCATCCGTCTCGTAAGCTTGCCCCACCGTTGCGGCGGAAGGGTTTGTGACTGACTGCCATCCTTGAGTTGGGGTGTTGAGTCCCGTGATGGTATTGGGTTGAGCAGCTATCGCACCGGGTGCCGCTGATGTTGCAGTCACCGTGATGGTTCCACCACTTGGGATAGTTACGGATGCGGGCAAGTTCCAAATTTGATTAAGATCATCGATCGCCGAGCCATTGGTGATCGTGGTGAATCCTGTTCCACCGATCAAAAGCCCAACAGTGGAGTTTGTTGCAAGCTGTCTTCTCAAACCGTTGATCTTCACTACGCGTGAAAGACCAACACCTTGAGCGGTACTCGGTGAAAAAGAATTGTAAATAGAAGCCCCCAAGGCTGCCGTATCATAAAGAGCTTGAGCAATAATGCCAAGCCATTGGCCGTCTTGAGAATCGCTACCGAGATAAACATCGGTGCCGTAAATATTTTGATAAGAGGTTGTCAGATACGCGAGAAATGACGGAAAATCCGCGTAGTGATAACCAGCTGAATCGATCCAAACTAAGCTTGTAACATCCATTAGGTGAGTGCTCCTAAGTTTTCCATTTGAAGCTGTGTCTGGCCGTAAATAGTATCGAGAGTCGCGCTCAGACTTGAGTAGCTTCGTGTCTTTGGATCAACGGTACTTTGCCAGTTATTCAAATCTTGCACGAGCAGTTGTCCATTCTGGTTAATTGCTAAAATTGTTTGAATCAAAGTCTGATCCGCTTCTTCCTGTGAGTTGTATCCAAAGACGCCTTCTAACCAAGGTGTCCCGTCATTCACATTGAGAAACCATTCACCAAGGAAAAGTCTCAGATACGTTTCAACGGCTTGGGCAACAGCTTCCGGTGAATTAATTAAAAAATCAAGCTGTCCGTTTCCAAACTGGTAATCACCCGTGGGTGAAAGTGCGCGATATCTCATTCTAAAAGCTCTCCTATCTCAGTCAAAACTGTGGCAAGAGAAGACTCGCAAGCGGCGGCGGGTGCTTGAAGCATGGCCTGAGTGACAGGAGTTCCACCGCCAGAAAAACCAGCTAGTGCAGTCATGAAAGTGTTCAATGCCGATTGAAGATTCGTCAGTACGGTGTTGAGATCAGTCGTTGCGTTGGTGACTCCAATTTTGCCATCACCCGTAATAGAAACATAAGTATCGCCATCGTCGTTTCTGATTTGAACATCAGTGGCGCTGACATTTGATATCACGTTGGGCTGTGATTTAGGCCCCGGAATAACGAAGCCATCAGATAGATCATGCATCCGAAGTTCCATCGGGATTTGAACGCCGCCACTCTGCCACCAAGAATCGATACAGCGAGAAGAGATAACAACTAAAACCTCATCGTCTACCGCGATCGGGAAAGTAATGGTGAACCCACCCGCTGATGGGAATACGATCGGGCAATCAAGAAGTGGCGGCATGTTGACGAAACTTTGAACACCGTTCTCGTCAGTGGCTACGCCTTTGATCGCGGGTTGAACTTCGCACGTCATGGCTTCTAAATTCACGCTGCTCACGATCGCGGGCATTGCTGTCCACATTTGAGCTTGAAGCCCTTGAAGCGCGTACCGCTGTGCGGTTTCTGGATCGTTTAAAACTTGATTACGATCCATAGCCCACCTGTACCGAGTCAAGCGGATTGCTCGAAATATCGACCGTAAGAAGTCTAAGGTTTGAGTACCATTCTTGCCCGCGCGTATCGCCTGAATGCTCTACAACAAGTGTGTAATAAAAACCGTCATGAGAGATCGGACTTGGCGTATTGGCTGGACTTCCTGGCGTCCAAAAATCAATTTTCATTTTGGCGATAGAAGCGTTATCAAGCTGAATTCGGCCATGCACCTTGATGTTGGGGTTGAGAAGACACTTCACATCGATGCCTTCGGTAGTCTGTTGAGGTGTTCCGATCATGCCGGTCTTGCTCGTAATGACCACGGCTTGGTTTGGAAGATAAGTACCTTGAGATAGAAACACCAAGTTGCCGTCTTGAATTGACCACGTGAAGCCGTAAGTGTCGGCAAGTTTTTTCAGGTGATCGCGAGCGTTAGCATAAATGACTTTCCCGCGTGGGAGTTGAACTTGTGGGAGTGCCCCATTGTAGCCCTTTCCGATGCCCATATCTGACATGGAAGTAAGAGCGGCGTTCAACTGTATTTGAGGCGTGCATCCCGCTTTAATCGATTGTTGGATCGTTGCAAAATTGTAGGCTTGATCACCATCACCACAGTTGAGATTGATGAAAGTGTCAGTCGCGCTTTCTCGTCCGGTGATAAATTGCTTGATGTTGCCCTTGAAGATCAGACCATAATTCCCAACATATCCCGCTTGCAAAAGAACGTGAGTGAATTCATTTTGGATGAGCTTTTGAGTCTTCGCTTCCACGTTGTAAACGATGATATCAGCGGCATTGGGAGTCATCACGCCGGTCTTCTTCACTTTGAATTTGATTCTGAGAGCAGAGAGATCCAAGGCTTGACCTTGGTTGTTGCTCACCAAAAGAGTGCAAACACGGCCATACTGTTGGGTGTTGTTTTGTGATCCGGTCGTTGTGCCAGCTGATGGTGAAGGTGCCGCACTAACCATTAGGCACGCTCGTTGCGAAGTAAAGGTTTGAGTCTATTCCAAGATTGTTGAGCGTTGGAACAGCAAGCGGGGTGTTGCCCGAAGTGTTCACGTAGAGACTTCCTTCAATGCCCAAATACTCAAGGCCCGCAAGACAGTCTTCACCCGTGATCAGTGGAATGTTGCAAGCGATCGGATCGTCATTTTGATCCGAGATATCTAAAACCCACCCTGAATCATCGGCAGTGTTCCACTTAGAAGTCATCAAATAGGTAACGCCAGCCAAAACAATTTGGAATGTTTGCGGCACGTTCGTGAGTGGGATTAAGAAGATAGAGAGCATTTATTGGCCCCCTGAGAAAAGTCCGGTGGTGGCGTTCCATCCGGTGTATGCGGCACTTTGAAGAGTCTTCACCCCTGCCGTGCCTGTGCCCCCGTTACTGCCAGGGTTTGCGAGCTGTGATCTCGATACGGTTGTGATGCCGATCGGTACTGTGATGATTTGTTGGAAGCTACAATTCACAGCCAGAATATTTTCTGTTTGCTTATCCGTCGTCACGCCTAGAGATGCAAACAGCATGTTGTAATAGGTGCGTTTTGGTGTCGTACAGTTGAAAGGCTGAAACGAGCTTTGAAGGGCAAGAAGATTTTTATAGATGGTGGAAAGGGGCTGAAACAAACTTGATCCGAAAACAATTTGGATCGAAAGATTAGTAGGCTTTTTAAAAGCGTGATCAGCGATGTTGGCCCCTTGCTGAACAGGCTGTTGAGTGATCTCAATGGCATCCACAGAGTTTTCAGTGATCGTGACGTAGCCTTTAAAAATAGGCTGGCCACCATTTCCAGTTGCAGGATTGGTGACATTTGGGGGGCTTGTATTGCCACCAAACTGACGAGAAGGTCCGATAGAAAAAAGCGTTTGTGGCTGGAAAATGAAACCGGCCATTTATTGAAGTGCCCCTTTCAAGTTTCTAGTCATGTCGAAATTCACGCGGTCTTGTTGACCCGCTACTTGTTTTCCCACAGCGTGAGCGTCAGCACTCCCATTAACGACAATGCTCGTTTGCTGTTGCACATTTTGCTGTGAGTGAGAAGTGGATGGCAAGAGTGGCTGAGCTGAGCCGGGTGAAACAGCTGGGCTTCCTGCAATTCCAGGTGATCCACCGCCAAAGAGTTTCACCAACTGATCACTCAAGATGCCACCAATACCGCCAATGGCTGACCCAATATTTTTAATCACACCCCAAAGATTTGTGAAGACGGCGAGAACGTCGTTACCCGCGTCTTTGAGCGCATCTAAAGCCCCGCTGAAATCACCTTGGAAGGCTTGTCTCACGGCCAAAGCGATATCGAAGAACACGCCCACAAGATGGCTTAAAGTATCATAAAGACCTGATAGCGCTGCCTCAACAGCATTGATCACCGGAACAGCGGCAGACCAATCAAAGAGAGATTTCCCGCCTTCTTTCCAAACTTCAAAGTCATCAAACAACACCAAGATAGCGGCAAGCCCGGCAAGCACAGCTCCAAATGGTGTAAGAAGAAATTCAAGATTGAGAAGCTTCCATGCGGCGAGAAGCCCTAAGATCGCGGTAGACCACCCATTCGTTGCGTGATCCAGCCTGACAAAGAAATCCCAGACGCGAGTGAGAATAGACCACAGACGCGCACCAAGTTCCGTCGTTGCTTGAAACGCTTTGAAAATGAATTCAACAAACTTCATCAAAGCGGATTGAATCTTAGGCATG